TGAGCGCCGCGGATCAGCTCTCCATTCAGTTCGTGAACCCCACTGCGGGGTCGCTGACGCCGCCGGCCGGTACCTATCTGGTCACGGTCTTCCGCGTACAGCCGAACTGGTCAGCGCCGGCCTCCGGTAACCAGCTCGACTGGTAAGGAAGGTCCTATGAGTTTGATGGGTTCATCTCTCCCGTACGGCAACACGAAGGCCCAATGGCAGTTGGGCCTTACCGTATCCACGCCATCCGTAGGCGCGAATACCTCGGTTACGGCGACCTATGCCGTCCCAGGGTTGCTCATCAACGATCTGTGCGATCCAGTGCCGCAAAGCCATGTGGCGGGCCTCTCGATCGCTGCCGGCTGGTGTGCGGCGAATGGCGTGTTGACCGTGCAGTTCGTCAACTCCACCGGGTCCACCATCGGAGTGCAGTCGAACTACGCCATCATCGTCGGAGTGACGCGCTCGGACGCGGATTCGCGCGGGTTCGCATCGTTGCCATCTGCGATCCAGTAATGTTCGCACCGATCATCGATGATCCGCGACTCATCCACTCGACGAGTGCCGTTCCGGTCACCAAAGGCCAGATAGGGAATTCCGCCGGTGGGGCAGCTGGAGACACGCAGCTTCTGCAAGTCGTCATCCTGAAGAATGCAGGGCCTGCGACTTTGACCATCGCAGGTTTTCGCGGCGAGGACGGAGCAGCGCGCAACATTGTGTTAACGGGATCGACGACCGCCGATACAGTCTATAACTTCGCGGGCCTGCGAAATTCCGGTGGAGCAATGACGCTGACTGCATCTGTAGCGGATACGTGCCTGGTGGCGGTTACCTCGTGATATGCCCACCATGCCCAACCTCGTTGGACTGGAGCTGTCGGCGACTCAGTCAGCATTACAAGCTGCCGGTGTAATCGATCCAAACTCCATCGGCTACTTCGGCACATGGCCGATCAGCGTGACATGGAAGTCGAGCGCCTCAGTCAAGGGGACCGTGACCGCTCAGTCTCCGAGTTCTGGAGCGACGGTAGGGGTGAACCCTTCAATTAGCCTGACCGTGTCTGAATTCCCACTGGGAGCTGTCTACCCGTGATCGGATTGGACTTGGTCAAGCGCGCGCTCCGTCACATCAACTCCTATCAGTCAGGAGAGACCATCGCGCAGGCCGATGCACAGGATGTGCTCGACACGGGAAACTCCATCCTGGAGCTGTGGAATACCCAAAAGCTCGCTGTATTCGGCTCGAACGAGAACATCCTTTCGTGGATCGTCGGCCAGAATCAGTACAAGATCGGCAATCCCAAGTGCACCGACATCGGTCTGCCGGTCTTCACTGGCACCGTCACCAGCGGCTCGCCGACCATCACCGGTGTAACGCAGATTCCTGCGAGCTTGGTGGCCGGCACGTCCTACAATCAGGTGGGCGCCGGCTCGACGCTGACGGACTCGCAAAGCCTGTTTCCGGCGAACACGTATGTCACCGCATTCAATGCGGGCGCACAGACCGTGACGATGAGCGCCAATGCGACGGGAAACTCCCAGGGCCTCGACCAGATCACCTATACGGTCCCGGGTGACTTCCCAATCGGACGACCCTTGCGCATTACGAACGCGTTCACGCGCATCAATCAGCTCGACTTCACGCTCGACGTGTACGACACGCAGGACCGATTCCTTGAGATCCTCTACAAGGCCCAGCCGGGTCCCTGGCCTACGGTGGCCTGGTACAACAACCTCATGCCATATGGTGTCTTGAACGTCTACCAGACGCCAGGGCAGGGCGCCTCAGTGCATCTCTTCACGGACACGATTCTCTCCAATCTGACGCTCCAGCAGACGATCATCATGCCCCAGGGCTATGCCTTCGCGCTCGAGTGGGCCATGGCTGAGATGATCTGGCCCGACTATTGGGGCGAGAAACCGGTGCCCTCGCACATCGCCAAGAACGCTGCGCACGGACTCGCCACGATCAAGGCGCTGAACGCGAAACCTGCAGCCCGTGCGGCCTACGACCGCATGCTGGTCCGAGGTAATCGGCCGGACGGCGGTTGGATCACTCACGGGGGCTTCCGTTGAATGGCCATCGACGTGTTTGGCGACTTTTCATTTGTCGGTGGCGATAACACCCCGGCGAATCCATTTCAGGACCGCCAGGTCGCGATCAACTGGTATCCAGAACTCTCTCCCTCGAAAGCCTCCAAGACTGTCGCCTCACTCTTGGGCTGTCCTGGCCTGATCCAACTGTTAGCTGCCCCAGGAGGAGGGGCGCCAGGCTATTCCACCTCCATGACCGCATGGCCGCAGCCTTACTCGGGTCCATTCCTGCCTGTGCGTGGGTTCTGGGTCTTGCCGGGTCGCACTCAAGCGCTGGCGGTCATCTCGAATGCCTGTTACCTGATCACCATTGTAAGTCTCGGCAGCTCGACGGTCCCTGCCGTGCTCAATATGGTTCAGGTCGGAACACTCAACAGCAGCGCTGGTGTGGTTCATATCCGAGACAACGGGATTGGCGGCTTCGCGATCATTGTGGATGGTCCGAATTATTACCTCTATAACGTCGCGACCCAGATATTGACCACCGGGAGTGATCCTGCGTGGTTAGGATCGACGACTGTTGCCGAAATTGATGGTTGGTGGATCTTCAATCAGCCGGGAACTCCGAAGTTCTACACCAACGCACAGCCCTATGCGACTAACTTCAACGCTTCGCTGTTCAATCTCAAGGACGCTTTCTCAGATAATCTGATGGCGGTAGCGGAAAACAAGGAAGAGTTGTGGTTGCCGGGCGAGACTACGACGGAGATCTGGTACAACGCTGGCGGACAGTACTTCCCGTTCCAGCGTCTGATCGGCACACTCCTTCAGGTAGGTTGTAAGGCCACCCATTCTATTGCACGTTTGACCACAGAAGGACAAGACGGCCTATGTTGGTTTGGTCGATCTGATCGTGGCGAGAATGTGGTGATTCGTACCAAGGGATTCACCGCAGGAGTGGTCTCGACACCCGCCGTCTCCGATGAGATCGCGACCTATACCACCACGGCGGATGCCATCGGCTATACCTATCAGGAAGATACGCACGAATTCTACGTGTTGAACTTTCCTACCGCGGATCGAACGTGGGTCTATGACGCATCCATGCCCCCGGAACTCGCTTGGCATCGCCGGTTGTCGTACGACCCCTATGCCGCACAATTTCATCGCCATCGCTCCAATTGCTTCATGAACTTTGCCGGAATCCGGATCGTGGGCGATTACCAAAATGGCGCGATCTACCAGTTGACGCGTGCCGTGCAGAATGATGCCGGATGGCCTCTCTATGGCCGGCGCGGCGCTCCAGTGATCTGGGACAAGGAAACTCGAGGTCGAGTCTTCATGTCATCGCTGCAGGTCGATTTTGCACCGGGACAAGGCGCGGCATCAGGTCTCGGCGCCAATCAGACCGCCAATCTCACTATCTCACGAGATGGAGGGGCTTCGTTGGGAAGCGCTTATGCGCCTGCACCTACGAACACATTTTCAGCTCCCATGGGGGCCATCGGTCAGACCACCAACCGCACAATCTGGCGCAAACTTGGTGAGGCTCGTAATGCCGTCCCACAATTGGATGTTATAGCGCCTGTCAATCGCGACATCACGGGCGCCACACTCAATACCGCAGGGTCCCCATGAGTCTGCTGCCGGGACAGATTCTGCCGCAATCGGTGCCATTCGGACGTGTGAACGAGGAGGGGGCCCTCACGGTTGATGTGAACTGGTGGTTGTTTCTTTACAACCTGTCTCAAAAGACCTTGGGGAATGGTTCCGGATTGCCGGCCGATGCGTTGATTGATCTCGAATCCGCCGACACGGATGCCATCGACGCCGATGCCATTGCATTGCGTCAGCCACTTTCGAATGCGCTCTCGTTGGCCCAGGAACATGAAGGGCTCGATGCCGTCGTCGCCAAACTGCAGCAGACCGTTTCCAACGCCTTTCTGGTCGCATTGACAGATGCACAGGACCTGGTGCCGCAGATTACCGCTGCTCAGTTGGCCGCGATCGCCAACAATACGGTGATCGGAAATGTTTCCGGAGCGATTGCCCCGCCGACCGCATTGAACCAGACGCAACTGACGTCCCTGATCAATGTATTCACGCCTCTTTTGAGTGGCGCTGTCCCCTCCGGAGGTTCCGGAGGGCAATTTCTTGGCGCGAGCGGCTGGGCGACGCCTTCCTATCCGGTCGGTGGCAATCCTTCTGCATCAGTCGGATTGTCCGCCATTAACGGCACCGCGACGACCTACATGCGCTCGGACGGATCACCAGCGCTCTCTGTCAGCATCGTGCCAACGTGGACGGGTGTGCATACGTTCAGCGCCAAGCCGGTCATGAATGCGGGCGCGACGATGTCCGCCTCCAGCGGCACGACGCTCGCGGTGACGGCGCCTGCGGCTGGCGTCTCGATTGATTTCACCGATGGGACGGTACACGGAAATATTGAGCACGGCAGCTCGACGTTGCAAGTCGGCACCGTGTCGAACCACCCGATGACGTTCTTCACGAATAACAGCACACGCATAACAATCGCGAACACAGGCGCAATCACCGTGGCCGGCAATTTCGCGATCAATGGCGGAACGCCAACGGCTGCATTGAGCGGCTTCGGTTCCCCCTCCGGTTCAGTGACCTCCGGATTGACCAGTGGGGCAACACTTGCGCAGACGGCCGGGACGCTCGCTGCGCTGCTGGCCTATTTGAAGACCATCGGCGTTATCGCTGCATAAGGATCATTCATGACCACTGTGACTCCAGTTCAACTGGTCGCCCCGACGCAACTTGGCAATAGCGATGCCGCCGTTTATACTGCCCCCACGCAAACGACGGCCAAGGTAGGCCGTGCGGTGTTTTGTAACACCAGTGCGAGTGCAACCACGATAACAGCTGGTATCACCACCGGCGGAGCACTCGGAGCCTCTACTACCTTGATTTCCGCTCTCCCCCTCGCCGCTGGAGCGACCTACGTCAGCCCCGAACTCACGGGCGCCGTCATTCCGGCAGGCTCGGCGCTCCATGCGTATGCGGGCGCGGTGACTTCGGTCACTTTCACGGCTTCGGGACTGACCATTGTATGAGCATGGATCGCCAACTCGCCTGGGATATGTACTTCGGCAGCATCGTCGGGATGAGCCTGCATCCCGGGACGACGCGCGATAAGGCTATTCCTCGCTCAATCAAAGAATGCGCGGATATCGCAGATCAGATGCTCGCAGA